CGCCGAGGCACTGCCTGCACTCATTGACCTGTACGGGTCGGCCGTGACCGAGTTTGCTGCCCAGTGGTACGAGGCGCTCCGGGTGGAGGCCGGCGCTGCGGGGCAATTCACCGCCACGCCCGGCGCACCAATCCCAGCGGAACAGATCGAGGCGATGATCGGCTGGGCGTCCTCCGACCCGGCGGCGATGCTCACCCGCCTGAGCGGTGCCCTCCAGCGGGCGATCGCTGACCAGGGCCGGGAGACGGTGATGCGCTCGTCGCTCGCAGATCCGGCCGCCGACGGGTGGCGGCGAATCGCGACGGCCGAAGGCTGCGGCTTCTGCCGAATGCTCGCGGACCGGGGCACCGTCTACAGCGCTCGCTCAGTGGCCTTCGGAGCGCACGACCACTGCGGATGCGTGGCAGCCCCGGCCTTCGGCGGCGGCGCCCGCGACGTAGCGACGCACACCCCGTCGACCCGACCGATCTCCGATGCCGACCGCGCCCGGGCCAACGCCTGGATGCGCGACCACGGCTACTGATCCCACGCCGACGCCCGGCGGTCAACGGGCGGTCCAACAGGAGCAACCATGTCCACCAGCACCGAGACGAGCGCGTCGAACCAGGACGGCAACCCCGGCGGATCCACGTCCACCGCCGACGACGCGTTCAAGCCGCCGGCCACTCAGGCCGATCTCGATCGCCTTATCGGCGACCGGGTCGCACGGGAGCGTGCGAAGTACGCCGATCACGACGAGCTGGCCGCGAAGGCCAAGCGGCTCGACGAGATCGAGGCGGCGAACAAGTCGGACCTCGACAAGGAGAAGGACCGCGCCGCGGCCGCCGAGGCGGATCGCGACAAGGCCCGGGCGGAGGCGCAGCGCCTCCGCGTTGCCGCCAAGCACGGCATCTCCGACGAGGACGCGGACCTGTTCCTCACCGGGCTCGACGAGCAGACGCTCGAGGCCCAGGCCAAGCGCCTCGCCGACCGCGAGGCCGACCGCAAGAAGAACGGCGCACGAGTGCCCACCGAGGGCTCGTCGCCGACCACCGGCGCCGACGGCATGCGGGAGTTCACCCGCGGCCTCTTCGGCAGCAACTGATCCAAGGAGGATCACCATGGCAGTCCTGACCAGCGGGAGTCTCAACCTCCCCGACCAGATCCTGGATCCCTGGCTCGGCAAGGTGAAGTTCGGCTCGGCCGTCGCCACCCTGTCGGCCTCCGAGCCGATGAAGTTCGGCACCGGCCACTCGATGACCTTCGACATCGGCGAGGCCGAGTACGTCGGAGAGGGCGCCAACAAGGGCCCGTCGACGATCACGCCGACCACGGTCACCACCAAGCCGTTCAAGTTCCACAAGACGGTCCGGTGGACCGATGAGGTCCTGTTCGCGGACGCCGATCACCAGCTCGGCGTCGTGTCGCAGATCCTCAACCAGATCCAGCCGGCGCTCTCCCGCGCCCTGGACTTCGGCGTGTTCCACGGCATCAACCCGACGAGTGGCGCGACGGTCGCCGCGATGACTCAGCGGCTGTCGCAGACCACCAGCGTCGTCACGATCGCCGGTGGTGACAAGCCCTACGCGAACGTCGACGCCGCCGACGCCCTGGTCCTGGCCGCGGGCTACAACCCCAAGGACCTCGCCCTGGACCCCACCTTCGCGGCGGTCTTCGGCGGCATCCGCAACGCCACCACCGAGCAGAAGCTCTACCCGGACCTCACCTACGCGACCGCTCCGGCGGGTCGCCTCGAGGGCCACAACACCTCCGTGTCAAACACCGTCGGCGCCGTCGGCGTGGCCGCGGCCGCGACCAAGGTCAAGGGCTTCGTCGGCGACTTCGGCACGATCCGCTGGGGCATCCAGCGGGCCATCGGACTCGAGCTGATCAAGTTCGGCGACCCGGACGGCCAGGGCGACCTCAAGCGGAACAACCAGGTGGCGTTCCGTGCCGAGGTCATCTACGGCTGGGGCATCGCCGACGAGGACGCGGTCGCGAAGGTCGTGACGGCGTGATCGCGCTCCGCGACACCCGATCCGGCGTCCTCGTCTCAGTGCCCGAGGAACTCGCCGCCAACCTCCCGGCCGACTTCGTCCCCGTTGAGGACGCCGCGGCCGAGGCCCCGTCGGGCGAGGAGGGCGCCGGTGCTGACGAGGCCAGCGACGGTGCGCCGCCGCGGTCGGGCCCCGGCTCGGGCCGCGAAGCCTGGGTGACCTGGGCGACGGAGCTCGGCATCGACGTCCCGGTCGGCGCGACCCGCGAGGACATCTTCGCGGCGGTCGACGCCCTCACCGGGACGACCGAGACCACCAGCAACTGACGAGAGGGGGCGGCCATGGACGACTACCTCGTCGATGTCGACCTGGCACCGTTCGCCGACATCGACGAGGCCAAGGCCTCGGCGATGATCGCCGACGCGACCGCCCAGGCGATCCTGGCCGCCCCCTGCCTCGCCGAACCCGCCAACCTCACCGACCACCAGCGCGCCGCGGTGAAAGCCGTCCTGCGCGGGGCAATCCTCCGATGGGATGAGGCCGGTGCGGGCGGGGTCACCCAGCACCAGCAGACCGCCGGCCCGTTCTCGGAGAGCATGACGATCGCAGCGCCCCAGCGACGCGGCCTGTTTTGGCCGACCGAACTGGAGCAGCTGGAGGCCGTCTGCAAGGCCGTCACCGGCTCGACCGCAGGCGGTGCCTGGTCGATCAACGCGGCGCCGCGCAGTCGCCGCCGGCACGCGGACGCATGCTCGCTGAACCTCGGCGCGAACTTCTGCTCGTGCGGCGCCAACCTCGCCGGCTCCCCGCTGTGGGAAGGCTGCGAGTGAAGACCCGGAGCGTGGTGCGGCTGCGCCGCTCGCCGGGCGGCAAGGACCGATTCGGCGACCCGATTCCATCAACGGTCGAGCGGACCGTGATCGACGGGGTGCTCCTGGCGCCCCGCAACGACGTCGACACCGGCGAGCCGTCGGCGATCGGTCGGAGCGGCATCGTTGCCGGCCTGACGCTGCTGCGACCCGGCGCACCGATCGACCTGCGCCACGACGACCAGATCGAAGTCGACGGCGTCGCGTTCGACGTCGAGGGCGAGGTCGGCGACTGGCGCGGCGTCGGCCCCGGCGGCACCCAAGCCGCCCTACGGCGAGCGGAGGGCTGATGGCAGGACCGCACTTCCGGATCAACCGCCCCGGCGTCGTCGCCATCCTCAAAGGCCCGGCGATGGCCGCCGCCATGAAGCGAGCGGGCGAAGACGTCGGCGACGCAGCCCGGGCCCGCACCGACCTGCCCATCGAGGTGCACCCCGGCATGACCGACCGGGCGACCGCATTGGTCGTCATCGCAGACCCGGCCGGCGCAGCCGAGCAGGCCAAGCACGGCGTGCTCACCGGTGCGGTCGGCGACGTCGGCCTCGAGGTCGGCAGCCGATGACCACCCCGGCCATCCTGCCGGACGCCGAGCGCCTCACCGCCGACCTTCTGACCGTCCTCCTCGCCGACGAGGAGGTCGACGTCGGCATCGGTGTCCCCTCGAAGTTCCGACCCGGTGAGAACCCGCCGTGGGTCCAGGTGTCCCAGGACTCCGCCGCCGTCCCCCGGCACCGAGCAATCGCCCGGGCGATCGAGCGCATCACCGTCTGGTCCGACTCACCGTCGACGTCGAAGCGCCTGCTCCTGCTGGCCGAAGCTCGGCTTGCCGCCTGGGAGGGCGACGACCAGATCTCCACGATCTCCACCGCGACCGGGCTCTTCACCGCCCGCGATCGCGACAACCGGGGCGCCGAACTCGCGTCCTGCACCGTCCGCGTGACGGTCCGTTCTGCCCCGCCCACCTGAGGCGCGGCTGTTCCCGGAGTCACCAACGTCCGCCCCAACCCGGGGGCGGACGCACAACGGCGCGACCCCGCGCCAGAACAGATGGGAGGCCCACCATGGCCGACGAACCCGATCCGTCCCTCGTCGAGTACTGGCCGTTCGCGGACGTGCTCATCGCCCCGCTCGGCACGGCGCTGCCCGCGGATGTCGACTCCCCGTGGCCCGCCGGGTGGAAGCGCGTCGGCTGCCTCGATGGCGACGCCGGCTTCCCCGAGGCCCGGAACTTCGAGAAGTCCTCGCAGAATGCGTGGGGCGGCATCCTGATGCGCGTCACCCGGAAGAACTTCGAGTTCAAGAAGAAGTTCACGGCGTTCGAGGGCCGCCGCAAGGTCGTCGACGACCTGGTGTGGCCCCGCAAGAAGGCCGCGGCTGGCGTCCAGGGCGACGTCCTCGGCACCCCGATCCCCGAGCGGGTCCTGATCGGCTTCGAGGGCCGCGAGGGCGCGAAGACGAAGCGGATCATCTCGCACTACCAGGTCGAGGTCGAGCTGGTCGGCGATGCGAAGGACGCCGAGTCCGGCGTCACCGCCTACGAGTTCGAGGTCCAGTTCTTCCCGGACGGGGTTGGCGATCTGATCCTGCGCCAGGGCGGCCCCGACTCGCCGACCCTCGCGTCGCTCGTCATCGCGCCCGACACCCTCGCGATCGACGTCGGCGAGATCAAGCGCCTCGTCGCCACCGCGACCTGGTCCGACGCCAGCACTCGCGATGTGTCCTCGGACGCCATCTGGGTGTCGAGCTCCGACGCGGTCGCCTCCGCGGTCGCCGGCTTCGTCACCGGTCACGCCGGGGGTGCGGTGACGGTCTCGGCCGCCTTCGGGACCCTCGACGACACCGCCTCGGTGACCGTCTCCTGACGCTCTGCCCGGCCCGGGGGCTGACTCCACCCGGGCCGGGCACCCCACACCCCGGAGTCACCACCAACCAACGAACCGGAGTCCGCCATGCCCCCGAAGCCCAAGCCCAAGCCCGTCGCGGAAGCGTCCGAAGAGAACGCGGACGCGATCGCCGAAGCAACCACCGACCTCTCGGTCGGCCCGATCGAGTTCGAGCACGGCGGCCGCACGTGGGTCGTCGAGTCCGACGCCCGCACCTGGCCCGCCAAGGCGACGATCGCCCTCGCCCAGATCCTCGATGCGGAGGGCAACGACCTCCGCGCGGCCCTGGTCGCCCCGGCGCACATGGCGGTCGTCCTCGAGGGCATCCTGGCCGGCAACGGCTGGGCCGACTACCTCGCCACCAACCCGACCAGCGCAGACCTCAACGAGTTCTGGCAGCAGGCGTTCCGCGCCGCGATCGGGGCACCCGCGGGGGAATGATCGGCCTCCTCCGCCTCCTCCGGGACCACCCGGGGGCGGTGGAGGCTGACCTCCAGCGGTATTACGGGGTCGACCTGCTCGACCTGTGGCGCCGGCCGCAGCGCCTCACCTACCGGCGCTGCTTGGTGCTCATTCGTCACCTGCCGGCTGATTCGGCGACCGCGAC